CCATACATATACATTCTTACATCAGGTACTTTTTTAAATACCTCATACATAAATATAGCAGCTTGTCTAGCTTTTTGCATTTTACGACCACCCATAGAACCTGATTCATCTACAAGAACACCAATGTTTAGTTTGTTAGTTTTTACTTCACCAAACCTTTCATAGATAGTAGGTACATTTTGTTTTGCTTCTGCAATTTTATTAGTATCTAATCTACCTGAACGCATGGATTTCATAGAAAAAGCATAGTCTTTACACTTTCTAGAGAATAAGTTAGCTAATACAGATGCTTTACATGTGTCAATGTCTTTAAGCTCTTCTTTATACTGTACAGAATTTGAACCAGCTTTGATAAACTTAACATTTCCTGCAGTAATAGAACCATCTTTTTCAAAATTGTGTGAATGAGGTATGGGTTTCTTTTCTTCCATATCTTCAGAAAATTCAGCGAAGTCTGCATCTAAAGTTTCATCACCATCTTCACCATTAATCATCTGATCCATCAAAGAAGCAGCAAGGTCATTCATATCCTCTTTACTAGGACCTTTTTTACCTTCACCTTCACTATTTTCTTCTTCTTTCTTCTCCTCTTCTTCAATGTATTTTTGTACTACATTGTACATATAAGAAGCTTGAGTTTCACAATCACTTGCAGTTTTAGGAAAACCATGTTTTTTGATGTAATGCTCTATTTGCTTAACAGGTTTTTCAAATTCTGCAACTTCTTCTTCTGTAATGTGAGCAGGATATCTTAAGAACTTAGTGATAAGCTCTAATAATCTTTTACCTTGATGTTCATTATCAGGTAATGGTGTATATGTTTCATCATACTTGTACTGTTTAAACTTTTGTACAAACTTTGAATAACCAGGGAATCTATCAGCTATCTTTTTGTCAATACGTTCAGTGTTTAATATACTGAATAACAAATCTTTAGGTGTAGTAGTTGTTTGAGAACTTCTAGCATTTACAGTTTTGACATATTCAGTTTTACTTTGAAACACTGATAGTGCAGCATTCTGAATAGATGCACCATAGAAAGCATCTAATAATTTGGTGTCATGATTTTTATATTCACCATTTTCATCCTTTAACATTGCTAAAGGGATTGGAATACTTGAAACATTACTTGCGTTTGCTTCTGTAATACTATGTTGATATGTTGTCTTTTTGTCAACACCAACAACTCTAAACATACTACCAACCATTTGTGCTGCAGACCTTAGACTTTCATTATCTTTTACAAAGTAAGAAGAATAGCTGTTTGTCATATCTTTGTCCCAGTCAAACAGTTTATTACGTTGGTCATAATGAGAATAAGCATTTTTCTCTCTTCTATTAAACCAATCTCTGTTGAATCCTATTTCACTCATAATCTTTAGTTAACTTGTTAATAAAAAAAAGAGGAGACATTATTATCTCCTCTCTTAAATTTAATACTAAAATGCAGCAATGATAGATTTTACTTTTGCTCTTTCTGAGCTACCAATACCATCTTCAAACAATGGCATTACTACAGCTTGCATAGCATTTGTAAGATCAAAACCATCTACAACTAAAGAAGCAGTTTGTAAAGTATGTCTAACTGAAATTGTAGTAGACAACTCTTGCTCTTTATATTGCTTTCTAACCTGATTAGCAACTTTTACAATTGCTTTTGCAGGAGTTTGTTCAATACCTGTTCTAATCATAAGAACTTTAACCTCATCTTTCTCAGATGGATACTGTGTTTCAACAGGGAAAAATCTATCTAACAATGCTCTATCTAAAGCATTAGTACCAGAATATTCACTACCAATGTTAGCAGTTGCAATAAACACAGTATCAGGGTGAACTGCAATTTTCTGATCTTTTTCTTCATGCGCAACATCTACAGGTAAATATCTTCTGCTATCTAAAGCAGGAAACAAGATATTATTAGCTGCTAAAGGAGCTCTTGAAAGCTCATCTAAAAGAACAATACCACCTGATTGAATGTGTCCTACAAATGGAGCATGTTTGAACTCAGAGATACCATCTTTATTCAATGTGTGCACACCTAATAAAGCAGACTGAGCATCTTGTACAGTACCCATATCTTGTATGAATAGTTCTTTCTCAAGAGCTTTTGCTAAGTGTTTAACAATTTCTGTTTTACCAGTACCAGTATCACCAATAAGCATGATGTTTTCACCACGTAATACATTACGCACTAATAAAAACCACAATTCTGGGTCAATGTGAAATCCTATGTCTTTGCTAGATGGTACAGGATACTTAGCAGCAATAGTTCTTTTAAGGTTAGTACCTTTGCTACCTTCTGCAGGTACTGCAAATTTAGCATCCCAGTCAATAGTATAACCATAAGGTTCAAATTTGGTAGCTAATGCTTTAGCGTTGTCAATGCCACACCACTCATCTTCAGTGTTGTCAATCATATAATCCATCAAGTAATCTACAAGAGGATTAGCTTCTGGACCACTAAGAGGGAAAGGTACGCAATCATACATAATTGCTACAACGCTTTCTTTACGCAAGTACAAATGGTCAGGCTCAGGAAATTCATAGTTGTTAGCAATAAAGATAGTTCCTAATGGGAATTTTACAAGGTCTGCTATAGGAGCTGTAATTTTAATGTCTTCTACAGAGATTGGCAATTCTTTTTCAAATGCTTGACCTGCTAATGTTTGAACTTGAAAACTTGTTCCTTCTAAAAATGCTCTAAATAAAATCATAATGTGTGTGTATAAATAATTAATAATGTTAAGTGTAGTAACTGCAATTTTATGCAAATATTTGTCAAAAAAAAAAGATGGCTTAAATTTTATAAACCATCTTTGAAATCATTGATATTAAAACCATCTCCATCATCCTCTGGAAAAGGATCATGTTTAAAATTTAAAAGTTCTTTATGTAACTTATCTAGAGCATCTTTATCACCTCTAGAGATAGCATCATCTATTTTGCTTTTAAGTGACATTACTTTACTTCTCAACTCATCTGGTAATTCATCAAGTAATTCATCAACACGATTTGAAGTATTTCTCTGTCTTTTAGTGCTTAACTTTTTTAAGATTTCTTTTTTAGTATCTTGTAAGTTTTGCATGATTAAGTCAATCATTCCTAAAGTCTCAAATGGTCTACCATGTGAAATCATTAAAGAAGCATTAGGTGTACCATCTTTAGTGACATCTACTCCTACTAAAAAGTGAGAGTTGTAATGTGTGTTGTCTTTTTCTAATTTTTCTTGAGCAGTTTTTAGCTCTTCAATAAAACTCTTGTTCATAAGTCTTTGTTTATTTAAAATGTTTGATTAAGTCTGCAACAGTGTCATCACATTGCTCAATAATTGTTACTACAGGTGCTAATTTCTCAACAATATTACAAGCTGTTATGTAATATTCTGTTTCTTTAAACTTCTGTACGTACTCTGGCTTTACTTCTTTAATTGCAGTAGCTATACCTAAAGGTGTTTCTACTTGCTTTGAAATAACATTTTTGTCAAGGTTTTTGTTAAGAGTATCTAAATAGTTCTTAAGTCTGTAATACATGAAAATGATTTCTGTGTTATCAAGACCTGCATATTTATGCTCTGTTTTTTGTTCTAATTCGTGTGTCATTACAATACAATTGTTTCAGGTGAAAGATTAAAAAAACTTCTAGGTAATAATTTTCTTCTAATAAACTCAGTGATAATATCTTTAGTGTTAATACCAAGCTTGTTAAGTGTTACATTTTTAGGCAATATCATTTGCCAGTCATGATCTTTCTCACCAATTTTAGCGTGAGGAAATATGCTTTTTATAAGATTTGTTTCATTCTTATAATAAATCTTAGCTTTCATGACCTGTAAGATTCTTGCAGCTTTTTGATAATCCAATACAACTTGAGATATAACACTAGGTGTCATGGCTGCAATTTGTTCTGGAGTATACTCTTTTAAACCATACATTAAACGTCTATACATTTGACGTTGAACAAGATTTAAATGCAATTTTTCTGCAGTTTCTTGTACTCTTTTGCTCTTAAAAGCTGACTTAGCTTGATAAGTATCTGCATATTTTAGCAGATTAGCATTACCATTCTTGTCATAAGTCACAACTCCTTGAGCTGTTGCAGTAATGGATGACTTTTTTTTCATTTTTGAAATAATTTAAGGTTTAACTTTTACAGATTTACATCTGAGATATTTGTCAAGATTATTGCTAAAAAAGACCTAATAATTATCTACTAGGTCTTATTCTAACAACTTATTAAAACACACTTTACTTTTTGTCACTTGGTGTAACATTAACGTCTTTGATATGAATCTTATCATCTTTTATATTAAGACTCACTACAACTTTTGCATAATCTTCATCACTAATTGTGTCTGATTCTTCTGGCTTTGCTATCATGTTAACCATTTCATTAAAATGTTTAGCAAATTCTAAGATGTTTACTGTATGCTTGTAATCACTTTCAGTAAGTAAGTTTTCACCACACTTAGGACATGGTTTGTTGATGTAACTTTGGTAATCATCAAATGATGCTGTTGGATCATTGTAATCACAATCTCCATTGTCACATTTTATACCTTGTATATTGGCTGTGACTAATTCTTTGTTATTCTCCATCTTTTAAAATTTTAGTTATTTGTGTACGTATTCTACGCTCTGTTGTAAAAACAGCATCAGACCATATAGCTCTTGCTGCTTCTTCTGTGACTTTTACAAGACCATATAGGTCTCTGTTTTTTGCCCACCATTTTTCAAAATCTTGTTCTATCATCTATGAAACTCTATTGAATAACCTTTAGCAATTAATATTCTAAGGCAAGTATCATCATCAAATAGTTGTAATGCTACTGATTGACCATCTTCATCAATACAATCTATAAGCTGATAACCTTCACCATTTTCTGTTTTACCTTCTTTAGAACCTGAAATCTGATGAAAAGTTATTTGTTTACCACTTAAATAATAGAAAATTATATTTCTTTTATTGTCAGCGTTAAACACAACTGTTAAATCTATTTTTTCCCATGGTTCTAATACATCATTCTTCTTTGATATCATAGATGTGTACTTCTTTACAAATGTTTCTTGAGAGAACATTGTAATGCTTAACAGCATTCCTGCTAGTAATAATAACTTTCTCATAATATATCAGAATAATCATCAGTTTCAGCATGCATCATTAAGAATCTTAATTGTAAAAATTCTAAAAAAATCTTTTTGTCAAGAATCATGTCTGGAACATCTTCATCAAATAGTGAAATGTCCATTGATATCAGTAAGTCATCTGTATCAGCATCAATAATTTCTACTAATCTGTTGTCAAAATCATACTCTAATGTAAGATTTTCTAAAATCATGTCATCATGATTAATTACTGGTGAGAATTGGTAAAGCTTTTGTACTTTACTTCCCAAGTTGACTACGTCTTGTAAACTTGCATTCATAATTTTTGTGTGTTTGAGTTAATAAAAAAGGGAGATTTTTCTCCCTTGTTAATTAGTCTTCATAGAACTTTACTCTTTTTTCTTCAGATAAGACTCTAGTAGAAATAAGTTTAGCTCTTTGAATTGAATTAATTGCTGATGCAGCTTGCACCATAGTTTTTGCTTTGTCAATGTCTACTTTTCCTTCTTCTATTTCATCAAATAGTTTAAAAAGTTTGTCACTTAATTCTTGGTAATTGTTTTTTGCTTTCATAAATATGCAGGTTTAGTGTTTAATTTTTCAGCTAGTTTTCTTTTAACTAGTAAAGTTGCTTTATAGTTTGTATAAAGTTCATCTGTAATTAATGACATAGGAAGTTTTAATTGTCTTGAGACATACCGTTTTGTAATATTTACCATCATTGCATCACTATACTTTTTTTCTCTTTTTTTA